GGTCAAACAAATGCAGGTGCAACTCCGAACCTAAGGCAAGGAATGTTTGTCTTTGGTTTCTTCCTTGATGGGCAGGAACAACAAGTTCCTGTGATTATGGGAGTTCTTGGGAATAATGCCCAAACAGAACTTTCGACAAAAATTGGCGATAGTCGTGTAACAAATACTCAACCAGGAAGTCTTGCAACAAGTGGATATGCAACTCCTGCAGATGGAAATAAGGATCCAAATGCAAAGGTTCCTGATGATGGACTTGTAATTAATAAACCAAAGTCCAAAGAACAATCTGAGGAATGTGCTCCTCCACCACCTGGAGTAGCGACAAATGAGTTTGGATTAAGAGCAGATAAATCTTTAACTTCAACTCAATTTCAAGACCAACAAAGTGCTCTTGCTGAAGCAGAGGCAAGAGGATTAACTGGGACTGAAAAAGATAATTTTGTTCAACAAGCAGTTTCTTCTGGTATCTCGGCAAGATGTAAGGAAGCAAATTCTCCAACTTCTCCATCTCAACCTGGGGCAACAAAAGAAAATGTTGATGCAGTTCACGAACAATCAAAAGCAGATGTAACAAGAAATGATTATTATCAAAGAAAAACTGTCTTAATGTCTCCTTGCGATGTTCCAAAATCGGCATTAAAAGCGATTCAAACTGAATTAGAAAATTTAACAAAAGATATTGATAAAGTTTTAAATGCTGCTGAAAGTTATGTTGATGCAGTTTCAAGTAATCTTCCTGATGTTCAGACTTTAATTTCTAAGTTTTCTGGTGTTATTGCTAAGTATATGAAAGTTGTTTTTGATAAAATTATGGAGTATACTTTAAAGCAAATTAATAAAGGACTGGCAAAAACGGTAGAACTTATGCCTCCAAATATGAGGCAAAGGTATTTTGATATTAAAACAAAAATTACTGAATTAATATCTTGTTTATTTGGTAAAATTGTAAATGGATTAGGAGAACAAGTACAGGGATTATTAGATCAACAACTTAAAAAGGAATTACCTCCTAAAAAGACAACTCCTCAGGGAAATGAAATACCACAAACTCCAATTACTCCAATATGTTCTGTTGAAAAATTAACTGGTGATCTTATTTCTCTCAATATGGATGAAATGACTACTACAGTTAATAGTGTTTTGGATAATGTAAATAATTTTTTAAATGATACTCTTTCTGAAATAGGATCTATTACAGAGACAAAAGACTTAATTGGAGGAATTAGTGGAAGTATAACTTCTGCATTAAGTTTTGAAAATATTACGTTAAATATTTTTGGATGTGATTTAAAACCCAATTGTCCTGCATCTGATTATTATACATTACAAAATGGTAGCGGTGCTGCTGAAGAACCTCAGCAACCAAGACCTGCAGAAGTTGATAAAGCAGCGCAACAACCAACTACAGCACCTGCTACAACTCAAACTCCATTTGCTCAACCAAGTCAGAATCAACCTGATATTGATTTTGGAACTAGACAAGAAGCAGTTCAAGCAGTTGAAAGTGGACAGGTTACACTTTACTAATAAATATCAGTAATAAAAAGTAGGATATGTCTTTTAATTTATTTGGTACTCCAACTACTGATGATATTAAAGTCGGATACATAGATCCGACTTTGGGGTATGTTGATGGAGTCACTATATGTCAGGCAAATGATTATGTTAAAGATAATCCAGGGACAACTTTTATTTTTAAGGATGGTGACAATAATCTTCAGTATTTGAATATTAACGAAGTTAATAACTTAACACCTCAGGATCTTTCTCCAAAGAAAAGTGATGAGTGTGGTGGAATACAACAGTATAAAGAATGTGGACCTCCAAGGATTCAATTTTTTGGCGGAGGTGGAGTAGGTGCTACCGGCAATCCTGTAGTTGGTAAGGATGGTTCTTTGCTCGCTGTTGATATTGTAACTGGTGGTAATGGATATCAATATCCTCCTATAGTCGCTGCAAAAGATGATTGTCAATTTGGTAATGGTGCAGTCCTTAATGCAGTATTAGGAGAAACTGCAGATGAAACAGAAGTTTATGAAGGTGAAGAAGATTTTGAAGAATATGAATTATGCGAAGACACTGATGTTGGTTATGGACGTAAGTATGGAGAAGGGGGTCAAGATTTAGGTCCCTGGGAACCAGATCTTTATACAAAAATAGGTGAAGATCCAATTAGAAGGGAAATAGAAAAATTTCAAAAGGCACTAGAAAAACCTTTCTGGACTACAAGAAAGGGGCAACCAGATAGAATTACTGTGTTGGGGCAAGAATATGCTACACAAAATTCATATTCAGTAACTGATTCTAGATGGGGAGAATTTATGAATTTGTATGCAGTATCTCCAGTTAAACCATCTGATACTACGGGTACTGATGAAGCAGGAAAAACATTTAAGATTGAATGGGAGTACCAATTTCCAATAAGTGGAGAATATATTTTTAGAGGAGTATGCGACAATACCGCTAAAGTTTATATTGATGATAATTTAGTTGGAAATTTAAAATCATTTAAAGATAACCCCTCTCCCCTTCAGAAAACAATTCAAGAAGGAAATCATATCATTAGAGTTGATTTATTAAATTCTCCAGTAGAAGAAAATGCACCAAAAACTTCAAATGTAAGTGCAAAGTTTATTCAAAAAGGATCTGGATATTATCTCCAAGTTGATGGAACTGGAAGTGGGACAGTATCATTTTCTATGGATGTTGATGATAATCCTAATATTGCTGGACTTGCAGCTAAAGAAGTTGTTATTCCATCAGATGGTGGAAATATTTCATTAAAAAGAGATCCTTCAAAAGAGAAAGATAGTGATAAGGGATCTGGAACTTTTACTGGAGGTAAGACATATGGACCTATTCAAATCTTAGGCGCAAATCCTGCGGCAAAAGGTCCACTACCAATTTCTGGAAGTTCTAATAAGTTAGCACTTAGAGATGCTGATGGTGATGATAAAAATATTGAGATTACTGTTATTAATTCCTCTTCATCTTCAACAACTACAACTACAACTGGGGAAAAGATTATTTCTCCAAAATCTTGGAATGAAAATCCTATGGGAGTTTCAATGCTCATTGAGGCACCTATTCCGCCTGTTCCTCAGGAAAAACTACCAGAGCAAGAAGGTAAATGTCCACCAAATCCAATTTGGACTACCAGATTTCCTACATCTACCCAAAAATGGTATCCCGTTATATATCCTCAATATAAATTTGTACAAGGTCCAAATGATACAAATCCAGATATATTGGGGGCTACAGCAATTAACAACGCACTTGCTGATGGATTAACCGCTACACAAATTCAAGAAGAAGCGCAAAGACAAGGATTGCCACTTAATGACAATGCATTGTCATTATTACAAACATTTTCGACATCTTCAAATTCATCTGAAAGTCAAACCAGTGTTTGGAGTAAATTTATGAATAGGTATGCAATATCACCTGTTCTTCCTTTAAATACTCCTGGAAGTGATAGTTCTGGAACGACATTTTCTAATTCTTGGGAAATCGATCTTCCTTATGCTGGATATTATGGAGTCAAAGGTACAAGAGATAATAATGGAAGACTACTTATAGATGGGCAGGAAGTATCAAAACTTGATTCATCTAGCGTAAATAATCCAAAAATAACAAAAAAATACCTTACAAAAGGTAGACATATAATTACCGTTGAAGTTTCTAATGAATTGGTAGAAGGTATTACTATAATAGATACTAAAATTTTTAGTACTCAAGATTGGAGATCTTCTCCTTCTTCCTCCCCATCAAGTATAAGTGCAAAGTTTATTCAAAAAGGATCTAGTTATTATCTTCAGGTTGACGGAACTGGATCCGGAGAAGTGTCTTTCGTGATGGATATTAATGATGCTACTTATATTGCCGGATTGGCTGCTAAAGAGGTTATAATACCTTCAGATTCTGGTAAAGTTAAATTTCAAAGAACTGAATATGGTTTAGGTGGAGTTTTGGGATTAAGCGCCCCAACAGAAGAAACTATAAAAGAATCTGGAACTTTTACTGGAGGTAAGACATATGGACCTATTGAAATTATAGGCGCTGATCCTGCGGCGAGAGGTCCTATACCAATTACAGGAAGTTCTAATACATTATCACTTAGAGACGCTGATGGTGATGATAAAAATATACAGATTACTATTAGTGGTGTAAAACAAGGATCTTCTGCTGCACCTCCAACATCTCAGAGTTCTTCTAAAAATGGTGTTACTTATAGTGGACCTCCTTTAACTGGATATGTTGATAAAAGGTGGAGTACATTTATGAATGATTTTTCAGTTTCTCCAACTCCAGTAAATGAAGTTGGAACAGTAACATTAAATTGGAAAAATGTAAATTTCCCTGAAGATGGTACGTATAAATTTAATTTTCAAGCAGATAATATAGCAAAATTAACTATAGGTGGGAAAGAAATTTATACTACATCTGATTTTGTGGGAAATAAAGTTCAATATACTTTTAATGCAACCTCTGGAAAATATGATATTTCAATTCAACTTGAAAATGTAAAAAACCCAAGTGGTAGTAATGAAGATAACCCCAGAGGAGTTGCACTTTATATTAGTAAAGATATTTTTCTTGAACAAACAAATAAAACTCCTTGGACAGTTAATCCAATGGCTGTTTCCGCAATATTGATTCCTCCTCCTTGTGCTAAAAAGATAGGAGGTAAGGGTGTAGTTGAAAAAGTTGTTGTAAATGATCCTGGTAATGGATATCTTCCTCCTCAACCTCTTGGTCCTGGATATCCAGTTACGCTTGTTTTAGATGATATTATTGTAGAAGATCCCGGTATTAATTATAGATGTGGAGAGGATCAAATAACAATTGTTCCAAGCAATGGAGCAGAACTTTCTTACAATTGTGATTCCTTTGGTAGAATTAATTCTGTTAATGTACTAAATCCTGGTATTGGATTTGACGTTTATCCATCAATTACTATTTTATCTGAAACTGGAGTAAACGCATCGTTTAGACCAGTATTTCGTGTTGTTAGAGATCCACTTCTTCCCCCAGAAAAACTTATTCAAGTTACTGATCTTGTTGGTCTTAAGCAAACTGGATATGTTGATGGAAGAGCATATTATGGTGCTGTTTACTATGATCAAGGTGTTCCATATGCGGGATATTATAAGACTGCTGGTACTCAGGTAAGAGTTTATGCAACTCTTCAAGAAAGTATCACTGCGAAAGTTACTACACCTCCAAGCGCAATTCAGAGATCTGGTACTGATATTAGAAGTAATGATCCAAGACTTAATATTCCAGGAACTCCTCAGTCCACAACAGAACAAACTTAAACTGATTAAATAGTAGTATATTGATTGTTCAATAATGGCGACTGCTCAGAATATTAATAATACAAAAGTAGCAACTCCACCTAAAGCAGGTAGGGAAGAACTTCTTGCCGGAAATATTTCCGGAAATAATACTGCTAAACAAAATTATACGGCAGTTCGGTATGGAAATGATCACGGTTCAATAAATTTTGGTCATATTCATAAGCAAGGTGATGTAACTGCAGATGTAATGATTCAGGCATCTGATTCAAGACAATCCATTGTTCTTGATAAGGATGGGCCAAGAAAGGGATCTACTCAAATTACTGCTCCTGGTCGCATTTCAATAGAATCTGGTATAGATAAAACTGAGTCTGAAGAAACTTTATTCATACATTCTCACAATGGAAATATTGTTATTAATGCATCAAATGGAAAGTTAAGACTTCAAGGAACTGATATTGAATTGATTGCTGTTGGGCAAGGAGGATCTAAAGGCAATATACGATTGAAAGCAAGTTCAAATATTGAAATTGATGCAGACTCTAAAATTCTTATCAATGCAAAAAGTATGTACAAATTAGCAACTCCTGGAACAGCAGAGATTGCTGCGAATGGGGGAATGTCTCTTTATGCATCTCTGATTCGTGGGGTCAGTGATGCTGTTGCAAATAGAGATTCTAAAGTTGGTGGCAGAGCAATTCAAAGCAAAAACAACAAGTAAGGAGAAAGATTATGGCATTTTTAATGGATGATGTAGCTTCTGGTGGGCAAATAATGTGTGGTGCTGGAACACCCAAAGCACTTGGAATTGGTCCCGCAAAAATAAATGGGTCTGCTTTTGTTGAGGGTCCATTTCAAACTGGAGCAGCGACTGATCATAATAGTTGCAAAGCAACTTTAATGGTAGGACAACTTAAAAATCCTGATGCTAAAACAGTTCCATTATATTCTTTATGGTGTAGACTTTATTCAAGATTTCAAAGTTTTGTGAGGGTTGATTTGCTACTTAAATCAACTTATATTGAAGCAAAAGTTGTAAGAACAAAAATTCTTCAAGCATCAATTAAGAATTTTGTAATTGATCATCCAACAAAACCAGGTAAAAAATTAGTTCATACTTGTCTTGAAGGTCCTGAAAACGGCGTATATGTTCGAGGAAGATTATTAAATAATACTGAAATTGAACTTCCAGAATACTGGATAAACTTAGTAGATGCAGATTCAATAACGGTATCACTTACTCCTATTGGTGCTCATCAAGATATTATTGTAAAAAGAATTGTGAATAATAAAGTTTATCTGCAAGCAAAACCAGGAATACCTATAAATTGTTTTTATCATATTTTTGGAACTAGAAAAGATGTACCCAAATTGATTACGGAGATTAAAGGATAATGGCGTTTACATTTGAAAAATATGGAACTTTTGCTGGACCAGGTACACCAATTGAGTTTAGAGATAATGATGATTTTTCTGTAGAACCTTTTGAGGGGTCTTTTAATCTTGATGATGTCTCTATGGTCCTTGCAAACACAACTGCTTCTCCTGCTGATTATGTTTATATGCATTTAAATGGTACTAGTACATCTATCGTTACTTTAGAAGGAAGTACTGGTCCAATTCCCACGTTTAATGTGGAGGCAAATGCTACTAACTTTAGTGGAAATGTTTTTGCTAATCAGGTTACTGCTAGTGGAATTACTTTAACATCTAGGAAACCATTTGATATTCCACATCCTACAAAAACTGGGCATAGACTTCGCCACGTTTGTTTGGAAGGCCCAGAATCTGGAGTTTATTATCGTGGAAGACTCAAAGATTCTAATATAATAAATCTTCCTGGTTATTGGTTTGGTCTTGTAGACCCAGAAAGTATTACAGTTACCCTTACGCAAATAGGGTATTCTCAAGATTTAATTGTTGAAAAAATTGAATGGGGGAAAAGAATAATTATTAAGTCAGGAACAGGTGCAAATATTGATTGTTATTTTATGGTTAATGGTGAGAGAAAAGATGGAGAAAAATTAATCGTAGAGTATGAGGGAACAAATATAGAAGACTATCCTGGGGATAATTCAATTTACAGTATTAATAAATGAGGAAGTAGACAATGGCTCAACAATATACATTTTTTTATGATAATGTATCGGCAGGACAGTCCAGTATTTTAAATATCCAAAATGAAGCAAATCTTTTTGGAATGGGAGTAAGTCCAGATATAAGTGCTGGAATTGTTACCGCTACAACTTTTGTTGGAGACGGATCTGGACTTACTGGAATTGTTGGATCTGGTTCTGGTGTTGTGATTAAAGATGATAATGTTTTGGTAGGAACTGCAACAGCAATTAATTTTGGTTCTAATCTAAGTGTATCGCCAATATCAGCAGGTGTGGTTACTGTTACTTCATCTGGTTCTGGTTCCGGAATTGGACCAAATGACAACATTAATACTACAGGAATCATAACGGCATCTGCATTTTATGGAGTTGGACTCCCTCAAAATCTTAGGACAAATTCATATGTTTTGACTGCTTCAGACGCAGGAAAACACGTAGCAATTTCTACTGGAGGAGTAACTTTAAATGCATCAACATTTGATGTTGGTGATGTTGTTACCATTTACAATGACTCAGAATATGCTCAGTCAATTTCTGTTGGTACTGGAGTAACAATGAGAAGAGTATCAATTGGGGATACTGCTAATAGTAGGGGATTGAATGGATATGGTCTAGCAACAATTCTCTGCATATCACCAAATTATTATATAATTTCTGGAGCAGGAGTTACTTAATATGACGGTATCAATTATAATGAGTAACACTCCTAATAGTGTGGGAATTGCTTATAGTTTTGTATCTTGGTTGAATAATTTTGATGAATTAAAACCTTCTATTGATTTGAATGTTTACCATTTTAATGAAGGACCAAACGTTCCCGTAAAAAAACCAGTCATTTTTATGATTCATGGCGGCGCTTGGGTTCTTGGAGACAAAAATCAATATGATGCTTATAAACCTAAATTTTTTAATGAGTTAGGCTGCATTTATGTGAGTATTAATTATAGATTGAGTAGACCATTTGGAATTACTACAGCTTGGGTTGCATCTGGAAATGATGATTATGTAAGTTGGGATGTAAATAGAGTAAAACACCCAACACATATAAAAGATGTTGCAAATGCTTTAAAATGGGTCAGAGATAACATTCAAGATTATGGAGGAGATCCAGATAGAATTGCAGTTTTTGGTCATAGCGCAGGAGCACATTTAGCAACATTACTTTGTACTAACACCTCATATATCAATAATGTTGGAATTGCGACTTCTTGTATACGTGCTTGTGTTTCTTTAGATAGTGCTGGTCTTAATGCTTTTGATGGTCTAGTGGACTCTAATCCTGAAACTGTAGTTATGACTAAAAATGCATTTGGTGTTCCGTATGATTCAGGTAGAGCATTTAATGACTTTTCAAGTACAGCGCAACAAAATGAAATTTATACTGATGGATCTCCAACTTTATTCGTTTCTTCTGGAATTGTTACTGAATTTTTAATGTGTACTAGAGGTACTAGTGAAAGAAGACAAATTGCTATAGATTTTATAGATTCATTAGAGCCTTTTGGAATAGGGAGATCTTTATGTTTGTATATTGGTGTTAATACGTATGATCATGAACAAATTCAAGAGTACATAGGGGATCCTCGTTTAATTCCGCCAGGAAATTCATTACCAACACCAAGTCAAATTGCAAACGGAGCAGCAACTGTCGATATAAGTACCTTCATAACAACTCATTTAAAACGGATTGGTTTTGTTTGACCTTGACTTTCCCCCCTGACCGTGCTATGATACTTGGGTAATCACGAAACGAACTGATGCAAGATGAGTACCTGACCCGATGTGTTGTTGATCCTCTGAAGCGAACAGTGTATCTGTATTCCAGCGAAGGGTCAGAAAAGCAAGTGTCCTGTGATACTGTTCAAGAGTTTATGAATGTGCTAGATTTTGTTCGTGCTACGGTGGATGAAGAGACACTCTCATACGCAAATCCACTTTAAGTTCCATTTTTGGTCTAAAAATTTTCCCGGTAAAAATCTCACACGATACTTTTTTGAAAAAGTATGAATTTATACAAAATCAATTATAAATCCCTCAAAGAGGAACCAGTCAAAACGACTCCTCTAAATGTCCAACAATCAAATGAAGGTTTGTTTTATGCTAAAATGAATCTTCCTGAAGCAGCAAAACACTGCGGAATGTCACAAAAAGAAATGAAGTTGACATTTCGTGAGTATCTCAAGTATAATCCTATCACCTACAAAGGGTGATTTTTATGGGAGCGTGACGTAACTGGTAGCCGTATCAGACTTAAAATCTGCTGGTCGTATGACCGTGGGGGTTCGATTCCCCCCGCTCCTATTAGAGGACTTAACCTCCTCTAAATAATCAAAAGTAAAGGACTATTCTATGAAATACAGAATAGACGCCAGATACGTTTGGTACAATAAAGGGTCTCAATTGGTCCTGATGTACTTCATTCAGAATATTCCCTTTACCTTTGATGATGTTCCAGATAGTCTTATGTACGATATGGAACTCATAGAATTAGCAGACAACGAAAAACGCTTTGAACCAGAACATCTCTATCAGGCATCATATTATTTGATGTGTGAAGAATGCCATCCTCTTATGTTTGAAGTTGAACTGGAAAATCCAGAAATGATGCCTGCTGATTGATGCCCTTATAGCATAACGGTTACTGCATCCGCCTTGTAAGCGGAAGATTTTCGGTTCGATTCCGAATGAGGGCTTTAGTTCTTATAAAACTATAAAATGAAGGTGCAACTCTGGTACTGCGAATCTATGAAACAGTGGCGATGGATTCTAACTGATGATTCAAGGCCCATTGTAAGGCAAGAATCAGGACAACAACCATTTTTGCGTGATGCTATGAATGATGTAGCAAATACTGTAGAATATATGATGGAATGTAAGCAATTTGAATGAAATCTGATTTTTATATTGATGTAGTTTCCAAAAAGCAAGCAGAGGAACTTTTACTTCAATATCATTATCTTAAAGATATTTCAAAAAGTTTCAAAAGTGGTTGGAATTATGGATTGTTTCAAAGAAATGAGTTCTCACCTCTAAATATTGGTGGATTAAAGGGGGTCGTGATTTTCACAGGACTACCAGTTCCAGAAATTGCAAAAGGCGCTTTTGGACTTGAAAGAAATGAGCAACAAGGACTCTTTGAACTCTCAAGACTCTGTATTCATCCGCAAACTCAACAGAGCGAGTATAATATCACTTCTTGGTTCGTTTCAAAAGCGATTAGACAACTGCGAAAGGATACTGAAGTCAAAGCAATCCTCTCATATGCTGATAATGACTTTCATAGTGGTACAATTTATCGGGCTTGTAACTTTAAGTATTACGGTCTTACAGATTCAAAAAAAGATTTCTACTATTCAGACGGAACTAAACATTCACGAGGTAAAGTAAAAGGTTCTGAAGGTGAATGGAGAGAAAGAAGTCGTAAACATAGATATTTGATGGTATTTGATAGACAACTACAAAAAAACTTGACTTGGAAAGAAGAGAAGTGGTATAATAATCAAGGCGATACTAACCAAACTCCTTCCGTGTGACTTGTAAAACCTCCTCTTGTAGGAGGTTTTCTTGTAGATAAATAACTTATAACGGAAACTATAAGTATTAATAAGATGGGTCTTTCACGCCTGGAAAATTTTCTGAAGTCTGTTCGTGGTAATATTCTGTATGTTGATCCAAACAGTCTTGATGCTACTGATAGTATTGAAAATCAAGGAAATAGTTTAACTCGTCCGTTTAAAACTATTCAAAGAGCACTCGTTGAAGCGGCAAGATTTTCATATCAGAGAGGTCTGAATAACGATAGATTTGGTAAAACTACAATTTTAGTTTATCCGGGTGATCATATAATTGATAACCGTCCGGGATGGATACCAGATGGATCTAATAATTTTAGATTAAGAAACGGTACTACTTCAAATAACTTTCCTCCATTTGAATTATCAACTAACTTTGATCTTAGTGATCCTGGTAATGCACTTTATAAACTTAATAGTATTCACGGTGGTGTAATTGTACCAAGGGGAACTTCTTTAATTGGATTAGATTTAAGAAAGACAAAAATTCGTCCAAAGTATGTTCCAAATCCAATTAATGATAATATTGGAAGATCTTCTATTTTCCGAGTAACTGGTGGTTGTTATTTCTGGCAGTTTTCTCTCTTTGATGCGGATCCAAATGGACAATGCTATATTGATTATACTACTAACTTATTTGTTCCAAACTTCTCACACCATAAACTTTCTTGTTTTGAGTATGTTGATGGTGTAAATCCAGTATCAATTAAAGATGAATTCCAAACATATTCTACAGATCGTACAGATCTGGATATGTATTATGAGAAAGTTGGTCTTGCTTATGGAGCATCATCTGGGCGTTCTATTGAACCAGATTATCCTTCAACTTCAATTGATATTGAACCTAAGATTGATGAATATCGTATTGTAGGTTCTACTGGATTATCTGTAGGAATTACAAGTATTCGTTCTGGTGATGGAGTAACTTCTTCTACGACAATTACCGTAACAACGGAGTCTGCTGTTTCTGGATTGGAAGTTGATACTCCTTTTAGAATTGAAGGAATATCAGCAGAAGGATATGATGGAAACTTTGTTGTAACTGAAAAAGTAAGTGATACTCAGATTAAGTATAAAGTGCAAAATGCACCTACTGTTGCTGCTCCTTCTGCAATAGGATCTGTGTTATCATTATCTTCTGATACTGTAACTTCAGCGTCACCGTACATTTTCAACCTCTCATTGAGATCTGTTTATGGTATGTGTGGTGTTCTTGCTGATGGTGATAAGGCTTCTGGATTTAAATCTATGGTCATTGCTCAATTCACTGGAATTGGGCTTCAAAAAGACAATAATGCATTTGTTCTTTATGATGAAACAACGGGAACATATAAAGATAATACTTTTGCCGGAAATGAAACTATAAGTTCAAATTCAAGAGCAATATATAAACCTTCATATAGAAACTTCCATATTAAGTGTATTAATGATGCATTTATTCAGAACGTTTCTATATTTGCAATTGGATATGCGGAACATTTTTCTGTAGAAAGTGGTGGTGATCAATCTGTTACAAACTCAAACTCAAACTTCGGATCAAAATCACTTGTTGCTTCTGGATTTAGAAAGAATGCATTCCCACAAGATGATCGTGGATATATTACTCATATTATCCCTCCAAAAGAAATTTCAAATGAAGAGATATCAATTGAATTTGGTGCTATAGATGTTTCTTCTACTGTAGGAGTCTCTACAAATGAAAGGTTATATTTGTATAATGAAAAAAATCGTGATGTTTCTCCAAATCACGTTATTGAGGGGTATAGAATTGGTGCAAGAGAAAATGATACGATTCGAATTTTAATCTCAAGTGGCGGAATAACTAACGAATATAGTTCACGTATCGTAATGCCTAATTCTCAGACAAGTTCTGAGAAGTCTTTTAATGTTGGTAGAAGTTCTATTGGTATTAATAGCATTACATCTAATATTATTACTTTAACTTCTCCACATACATTTGAGAATGGAGAATCTATTCGTGTTATAAGTGAAACTGGACAACTACCAGAGGGAATAATTCAAAATACCGTTTATTATGCTATTACAAATACAAATGTTGGTAGTGGATTTACTTCGGGTGATACTTCACTTATTAAGATAGCAAAAACTTTGAATGATGCTAAAGATGCATCAGAAATAACCCTTAACAATAAAGGTGGTTCTTTAAAAGTTGTAAGTAGAGTATCTGATAAAGTTCCTGGAGATATTGGACATCCGATTCAATATGATACTACTGTTGGTCAATGGTATGTAAAAGTATCGACATCTTCTACAGATAATACGATTAGACCAATTATTGTAAGTCTTGGAACTGGTGGACTTGGAGAAGCAACACCAAGAACTTATATTAAACGTAAGAAGTATAATAGAAACGCATCAGATACAATTTATAGACTTCGTTATGTAATTCCTAAAGGAACATCTGAAAAGTATGCAAGACCGCCAAGTGATGGATTTATTCTTCAAGAATCTAATGATACTACTGGAGCATCAGATACTGAAATTCAAAAATACTTTAACAGTGGGACATTTACGGAATTTGATGAACAGAGAAACTTCAAATTTATTGCAAATGCTTCTTGGGATGGGTCTAGTACTGCAAAAATTACCACTGAACTTCCTCATAATCTAAAAGTAGGATCTCAGGTTGAACTTGTAAATGTTAAGAGTACATTTAATACAACTGGAATAGGAGATTCTGGATTTAATAGAACTTATGTTGTTTCTGGAATTAGTAGTGCTAAAGAATTTTCTGTTGGATTAAATACAAACCCAGGAACATTTGCTAATAATACGTCATCTAGAACTACTTCTTTACCTTATTTTAAGAGAAAGAGATACAATAACATTTATTATATCTACAGGAATCAAGAAGTACAAAAATATGTTCCAGGAAAGCAAGATGGTGTTTACTATTTAACTATAGTTAACTCATCAAATACTCCTGTAGTACAACCCTTTACGGGAGAAAGTTATTCTCAACCTGTTAAAGAGTTATATCCACAAACAAACCGTGATAATCCAGTATCTGATCCAAAAGAGGCAAAATCTTTCGCATCTTCTTCTTTAATTGGAGAAGTTGTTGTAAATGATGTTCGCAATAGTATCACTAAAGAAACTGTATCTAAAATACTATCTGATACTAACATTGGCGTAGGAATTACAAATATTGTTTCTACTAGTTCAACAACTCATACTGTACACACAACAATTGATCACGGATTAAACCGTATTACAAAACTCAATATTGTTTATGGTGGTGTTGGATATGGTGAAGGATCTGGAGGGACTTATTATAATGCACGATTAGTTGGATTTGCTGGATCAACAACAGGATATCACGCAACTGCAAGAGTTGCAGTTAATCCTTCTGGTAATATTACTGATATCCGTATAATGGATGGAGGTAGCGCATATGGAATTGGTAATACTCTTACAGTAACAGGTATTGCTACAACAACTGGATTTATAAGAGCAATTGTACAAGTTGCTGAAATTTATAATAACGTTAGTGATGTCGTAAGAGTTTCTGGTGTTTCTTCGGAAAGTTTACAAGGGTATAATGATCTTTATAGAATTACAAATATTGTAGTTGGTGCTGCTAAGAGTTTTACAGTTACGTCCTCAAATTCAATTTCTGGATTCTCGACAGTTGGTGTTGGATCAACTCTTTCTCAAAATGCGTATGCGTATCTTACAGGCAAATCAATTCGTGTAAGTAATATTACTTACAATAATGTTACTGGATTGGCAACTGTTACGACAATTGATAACCACGGATTCTCTGTAGATAATAAGATTAGAATTACAGGATCCACCCAAAGTTTTTATAATGGTGATTTTGTTGTAAAACAAAAACTTGGATTAAAAACATTTATTCTTAATGTTGGAGTTTCTAATACTATTCCTTCAGTATCTGGAACAATTTATGCATATCCTGAGGGTGTTACTTCAAATGATGGTTCTATTTCTTCCAATTATGAAAATATTTCTGGAAGAATGAATGTAAGTTATGCTGGAATCAGTACAACTTTACTTTATAATGTTGGTGATGAAACTACGGAAGATATTACAATTACAGGAATTGATAAACTTGATATTAAAATTGGCGATTATTTGCAGATTGAAGATGAATTAGTAAGAGTCAAAACAACTGTTTCTGGTTCTATTGTTAGTGGTGATCCAATTAAAGTTTTCCGTGGAGTTCTTGGAACTAAGGCAAGTACTCATTCTTTAGGTGCTACCGTAAGAAGAGTTAATCCACTTCCAGTTGAATTGAGAAGACATTCTATCATTCGTGCATCTGGACATACTTTTGAATATGTTGGATTTGGTCCTGGTAATTATTCAACCGCATTCCCAGATAAGCAAGATCGTCAGATTTCTGCACAGGAAGAACTTCTTGCACAATCGACCAGAAGAGAAGGTGGAATTAACTTCTATACTGGTATGAATGATAAGGGTATCTCATACTCTGGTAATAAGAAGTTAAGCACAGTTACTGGACAAGAAGAGATCTTTGATACTCCAATTCAGACTGTAACTGGTGAAGATATTGGTAATGAACCAGCACTGAATGTTATTAATCTAGTTGAAGGAAACTTTAGTCGTTCGATTAAAGTTGAAGGAGGATCTGGAGGAAATGCTATTTCTGAATTTAATGGACCTGTAATATTTGGAGATAAAGTTACATCAACATCAATTAAGGGTATTGAGGCAAGTTCTTTATTCTTACAAGGAAATGTTGATGTTTCTAGAAAGTACACTGTTGGAATTTCTACTCCAATTCTCGCTGGAAACCCAGGAGATATTCAATATGATGCAAATCCAACAAGTGGAGGAACTATAGGTTGGGTTTATACCACAAATAATCAATGGGAATTATTTGGTGCGATTGGTGGATATACTGTTGGTGCTGCACAAACTGGTGTTAATGTATCAACTAGTAGTGGATATGTTGGATTTTCTAGTTTAATAAAATTTGTCGGAACAAACATTTCAATTAATTCTCAGTACGACTCTAAGACTGGAATTACAACTTTATCATTTGTTGGACTTGGAACTACTGGTAGTTCTTCAGGAAATCGCTGGAATATTGATCCTATTGTTTCTTCTGATGGTGTTATCGAAATTGGTAGATATATTGATTTCCATAACACCGCAACAGATACTTCAGATTATACTTATAGACTTGATAATAGTTCTAACGGGGTTCTTCAGACTTCTGGATCATTAACTATTGGAAATAGTGGAGAACTTAACTTTACTCCTGCATCTGATCACTATCTTGAATTCTATACAAATGCTAATGAAGTTGTATATTTAAGACTTTTAAAGAACGATGCAGATTTTCATAATGCTATCACTTTACAAAGAGATGGTGGAGTTTCTTTATTCTTTAATAATTCTTCAAAACTTTCTACAACCTCTTCTGGAATTAGTGTTACTGGAAACATAAGTGCTACTGGAAACATAAGTGCTAATGGAAATATAAGTGCAACTACGGGAACTATTTCTGCTTTAAATGGTAATTATACCGGAATTGTAACTGCTTCAGACTTCAATTCAAATTCTGATATTAATCTGAAGACAAATATTATCCAAATACAAAATCCAATTGATAAAATTCTTCAAATTCGTGGAGTTAATTTTGAATGGAAAGATACTCATAAACAGTCTATGGGCGTAATTGCTCAAGAGGTTGAAAAAATCTTCCCAGAACTTGTAAGCACCAGTGAAAATAAAACTGTAAATTATAATGGATTAATTGGAGTATTGATTGAAGCAATTCGTGAGCAACAAGAACAAATTGATGAGTTAAAAAAGAAATTGAATTAATTATAAATAACTAATAATAAAAAAGGGTGGAGAGTGAAACCCGATGGCGATTAATAAGAATTTCGTCGTAAAGAACGGTTTAGAGGTAGATAATAGTCTATTAGTAGCAGATGCCGATACTAATAGAGTTGGTGTCGGTACTACTAATTCACAATACACTCTCCACGTAAATGGTGGAATTGGAGCTACACATTTAAAAGTAACTGGTATTGCTACTTTTAATAATTTAAGGCTTGATGGATCTGTAAATATTGGTGGTACTACAGGAAAACAAAATTATGTTTTAATTTCTACTGGTGCTGGTGTTTCTTGGTCAGCTCTTTCAAGAAACTCCGTCTATTCCGAAGCATTTGCTGGACAGACCACATTTTACTTAACATATGAAATTGGAACAGTAGAAGTTTATGTAAACGGCGTTAGGTTAGCACCTAATGAATTTGTAGCTATTGATGGATCAACCGTTGTTTTAAATGATTCTTGTTTTGGTGGAGAAATTGTTGAGATTCTTGCAAATCAAACTGTACCTGTTGCAGAAGGTCCTCCCATAATAGGAGTAGGATTAACAGTTAAAGATGAAGGGGCTGTTGTAGGAACTGCCGGTTCTATTTCTATAGTTAATTTTACTGGTGCTGGAGTAACCGTAACAAGTTCTGGTCCTTTTGGGGTTGATGTAGCAATTAATGGTGTTACTAATCCTCCAGGAAAAACAATTTATGTTGCTAAAAATGGTAGTGATCTTAATGATGGATTAACTTTAGATTATGCAAAACAAACCATAGAATCTGCATTATCTATTGCAACTGCTGGTGATACAGTAAAGGTTTCGCCAGGTGTTTATGACGAAAATAATCCACTTGTTCTTGCAGAAGATGTAGCAATTGAAGGAGCAGAATTAAGAAATTGTATTGTAAGACCTGTTGATAATACTTCTGATTTATTTTGGGTATCAAATGGAAATCATATTACAGACTTATCTTTCCAAGGGCAAGCAGCAACTAGTGGTGCTGCAGTAGTTGCATTCAAACCTCTTGTTGGGGTTGCATCAGATAGATTTTTTGATGCGGCAAGAATGATTCGTTATAATTTAGACTTTATTGCATCAGAAGCAGTAGGATTTTTAACGAGTGTTGATTATCCAAACGGTCCTTTCAGTTTAACAAGTGGTGATTATACTTCTTGTAAAGACGATATTAAAGATATTTTTAGAGCAGTTTGTCACGATATTACGAGAGGTGGAAATTCAAAGTGTGTAGGTGCTGGTCTTTCTTATTATAATGGAGGAGTTCTTCAGCATATTGTTGGGGTGAGAACAGAAACTATTGATACCATTTATTATGCTGCAGGGATTGCAAAATCTTGTATTAATAATGTTTCTTGGAATGGTAATTATCAAACTCATTTTACTCAAATTAAAGATTTGAGTATGCAACCTGATGGCGGATATGGAAATCAAAACATTAATAGTTGTGCAAATGTAGTTTCTGCAATTTATTCTTGCGTTGGAGTTGTTACTACTATTATTGGAGTTGGTACAACTGCGGTTGGAACTTTATTTAATTTGACATATCCAGGAAATGCTGGAATTGGAACTACTGATCCAAATGATCCTTCTTATTCTCCTGGTGTTGGTAATGTAACAAAAGGTCCATATATCCGTAACTGTACTAATTTTATTCCAGATAGTATTGGAATGAAGGTTGATGGGTTCCACGCTGAACCTGGTGATAAAGATGATATGGGAATCACGGGTATGATGAGTGTTGATTCTTACACTCAATATAATCAAGGTGGGGTTGGAGTTAAAGTTTGTAATGGTGCATATGCTCAATTGGTATCTATCTTTACAATTTGTTGTAATGAAGCTATTGTAACAGAAAGTGGTGGTCAATGTGATATTACAAACTCAAACTCTTCTTTTGGAACTTATGGATTGGTTTCTAATGGATTGAGTACTCCAGATACTGACTCTGGATATCATTATACAGGCACAGTGAATGCTAATGCTTTAGAAGATGATTTAACTATTACAATTAGTGGAATTGGAAATGAAAGACCATATTCTGGACAAGCAATGTATTTTGGTGAGTTATATTATGAAGTTTTTGATGTAACGATTACTGATCCTGGATCTGGATACACCGAAGCTCCTTTAGTTAATTTCCCAACAGTAGCTGATCCTGCCAATGGAATTCCAGGAGGTCCTTCTCCAATTAAAGCAGAAGCATTTGCTACAATTGAAAATGGAAAAGTAACTGCAGTTAATATAATTGGTAATGGTAGAAATTATCGTTCTTCTGATGGTGTTTTCGTAACTTTTGATCCACCAACTGGTGTTGGGAATACTGCTTATGGTCAAGTTGTTACAAGACCTCTTTATTATCAGGTTCGTTCTGCAACTGCACCTGTTTCTGGAGTTTCTACAGTAACTCTTGCTCAAAGGTTAAATAATGATGTTGGAATAGGTACGACAGCGTTTATATTCCGTCAAAGTTTACAAATTGTTTCTTCACATTCATTTGAATATATTGGAGCTGGTAATGCAATTGAAAATGCAAGACCATCTAAAGGTGGTGTGACGATTCAAGCAAATGAAGTTGTTAAAAATAATGGTGGCGAGGTTGTCTATACAAGCACGGACCAAGATGGAAACTTTGCAATTGGTGAAGATTTAGTCATTGATCAGGCGACAGGAACTATTCGCGGAAGATCGTTTGAACGTAGTCTTCTAAATACAGTAACACCATTTATTATCGCATTAGGGGCAAAATAAAAAATGGCTGGAGCACTAGCACTTAACACATATAAGACTTATAGAACTGGAGTGACGACTGGTATAACTACTGCTTATACTGTCCCTAATGGAGTTGCTTCCATTCATTTATATTCTGTAGTATCAAATATTTCCTCTGGAGTTGCAACGGTAACTGTTTATCATAATCGATCTGGAAGTAGATTTGAACTGGTTAAAAATGCAAAAATTCCTACGACTGATGCTTTAACTCCAATTACTGGGAGTCTTGTTCTTGAAGTTGGTGATAGAATTGAAGTTCAGGGAGCTTCAGATAGCACAATGAATTTTGTGATCAGTATTCTTGAATCAGCAAAGTAAGTTAAATGGCAACTTTAAATAGCGGTCAGGTTATAGGTGCAGACGGTCAATTTATCTCTCTTGAACAGACAGAGAGATATCTTGGTATACCTAGTACTAGTGGGCAAGTATTAGCATCTTTAACTGACGGAACAAGATATTGGACTGATAACGGAGCTCAAGGTACTCAAGGAGTTCAGGGAATCCAGGGTATCTTTGGAATTCAGGGTAATCAAGGTATTCAGGGAGTTTCTATTCAAGGTACTCAGGGACCTCAAGGTACTCAAGGAAATCAGGGAATTCAAGGTATCCAAGGATCTTCAGTTCAAGGAACTGGTGGTGGACAGGGAATTCAAGGAATTCAGGGGATACAAGGAACTCAAGGAACTCAAGGAATTTCTGTTCAAGGATCTCAAGGTATTCAAGGACAACAAGGACAGCAAGGAACTCAAGGAGCTCAAGGAGCTCAGGGAACTGAAGGTTCTCAAGGTATTCAGGGTATTCAAGGAGGTTCAGTTCAAGGAACTGGTGGTAATCAAGGAATTCAGGGTACTCAAGGCACTCAAGGTAGACAGGGTATTCAAGGTATTCAAGGTATTCAAGGAAGTTCGGTACAGGGTACTGGAGGTAATCAAGGGATTCAGGGTACTCAAGGTACTCAAGGAATTCAGGGTACTTCTATTCAAGGAACTGGAGGAAACCAGGGGATTCAGGGTTCTCAGGGACTTGGTGTTCAGGGAATACAAGGTACGCAAGGAACTTCAGTTCAAGGTGCTCAAGGATCTCAAGGTATTCAGGGATCTCAAGGTACTCAAGGAACTCAAGGTATTCAAGGATCTCAGGGAATTCAAGGAACTCAAGGCACTTCTGTTCAAGGAACTGGGGGTAATCAGGGTATTCAGGGAATTCAAGGTTCTCAAGGTACTCAAGGAATTCAAGGTTCTCAAGGAACTTCTGTTCAAGGTACTGGCGGTAATCAGGGTATTCAAGGATCTCAGGGTATTCAAGGTGCTCAGGGTGCTCAGGGATCTCAAGGTATTCAAGGAAGACAAGGCATACAGGGTATCCAGGGTATTCAAGGTATTCAAGGAATTTCAGTTCAAGGAACTGGAGGTTCACAAGGAATTCAAGGAATCCAGGGTGCTCAAGGATCTCAGGGAATTCAAGGTACTCAAGGAACTTCAGTCCAGGGATCTCAAGGTATTCAGGGTACTCAAGGAACTTCAGTACAAGGTACTGGTGGTAATCAAGGTATTCAGGGAATTCAAGGTACTCAGGGCACTTCAGTTCAAGGTTCTCAAGGTATTCAGGGAATTTCAGTTCAAGGAACTGGTGGAACTCAAGGTTCTCAGGGTATTCAAGGTTTTTCAATTCAAGGAGCTACGGGAACTTCTGTTACCATTGTTGGATCAATTCCTTCAAAAACAACTGGTGCTGGAGCAACAACTTTAACTGCTAATGACACAATTTATCCTTGGTATCCTCCATCTTCTGGTAATGGAGTAATTGCTCAAGATACTGGAAACTTGTGGGTTTATTCAGGAACAATGCCAACTGGCACTTGGTCTGATGTAGGAAAAATTGTAGGACCTCAAGGTATTCAGGGATCTCAGGGAATTTCTGTACAAGGATCACAAGGAATTCAAGGAGCACAAGGTACTCAAGGAAGACAAGGAATTCAAGGTATTCAAGGAATTTCTGTCCAAGGTACTGGTGGTAATCAGGGTATTCAGGGTATTCAGGGTACTCAAGGTACTCAGGGACCTCAAGGTTCTCAAGGTATTCAGGGTACTCAAGGTACTCAGGGACCTCAAGGTTCGCAAGGTATTCAGGGCACTCAAGGTACTTCAGTTCAAGGTTCTCAGGGAATTCAAGGTACTCAAGGAAGTTCCGTTCAGGGTACTGGCGGTAATCAAGGTATTCAAGGATCTCAGGGTATTCAAGGAATTCAAGGCACTCAGGGACCTCAAGGCGCTCAAGGAATTCAGGGATCTCAAGGAATTCAAGGTACTCAGGGAAGTTCAGTACAAGGTACTGGTGGTAATCAAGGCATTCAAGGCACTCAAGGTATTCAGGGACCACAAGGTTCTCAAGGTATTCAAGGAAGACAAGGAATTCAAGGAATTCAAGGAATACAGGGAATTCAAGGTACTCAAGGAACTTCAGTACAAGGTACTGGAGGTTCACAAGGTATTCAGGGTACTCAAGGTATTCAGGGACCTCAAGGTTCGCAAGGTATTCAGGGCACTCAAGGTACTTCAGTTCAAGGTTCTCAGGGTATTCAGGGTAGTGCTGCTCAGGGAACAGGAGGTACTCAGGGAGCACAAGGTATTCAAGGTACACAAGGTATTCAAGGTGTTTCGATACAAGGTGCTCAAGGACCTCAAGGAACACAGGGTATTCAAGGTACTCAAGGAAGTTCTGTTCAGGGTACTGGAGGAAATCAGGGTATTCAGGGAACTCAAGGTTCTCAAGGACCTCAAGGCATTCAAGGAAGACAAGGTATCCAGGGTATTCAAGGCATTCAAGGTATTCAAGGTGCTCAAGGACCTCAAGGCACTCAAGGTATTCAGGGCACTCAAGGAAGTTCTGTTCAAGGTACTGGTGGTAATCAAGGAACTCAAGGTATCCAAGGTGCTCAAGGACCTCAAGGAACTCAAGGTTCGCAAGGAATTCAGGGTACGCAAGGAATTCAGGGATCTGGTGCTAATGTTCAGGGTATTCAGGGTGATCAAGGTACTCAAGGTAGACAAGGAATTCAGGGAATTCAAGGAGGTCAGGGAACTCAGGGTATAAAAGGAAATGATGGACTTGGTTCTCAAGGTATCCAGGGATCTCAAGGTATTCAGGGTACACAAGGAAGACAAGGTATTCAGGGAATTCAAGGTGCTGGATCTCAAGGTATTCAAGGAAATAGTGGACCTGCAAACTTATTAAGTTCAACTGCAACAACTACTTCTGCAGATTATTATCCTGTTTTTGTTACTGGAACATCTTCATCCCCATTAATAAGAACTGCAGCTTCTACTCCATTTACATTTAATCCAGGAACTCAAAAATTAACAACAGGTGGAGCTATTGAAGGAACAACTTTAACTTCAACAGTTGCAACAGGAACAGCACCACTTACGGTTTCTTCTACAACTAAAGTAACTAATTTGAATGCTGACTTACTTGATGGACTTGATTCTGCATCAACAAACACAGTATCAACAATTGTTGCAAGAGATGCTTCTGGAAACTTTAGTGCAAATGTTATTACTTGTGTTGATGTAAATTCAACATCTGATATTAAATTAAAAACAAATATTCAAACATTAACAAATTCTTTAAATAAAGTTCTTTCGATGAGAGGAGTTGAATTTGATAGAGTTGATTTGAATAATAAGCACCAAGTCGGCGTAATTGCCCAAGAAATTGAAGCAATAGTTCCAGAATTAGTATCTGAAGATAGTGAGGGAACTAAAACTGTTGCTTATGGAAAAATTACTTCTTTATTAATTGAAGCGATTAAAGAATTAACAGAAAAAGTGAAAGTTCTTGAAGCAAATTCTAAATATTAATATAAGGAGAAGGCAATGTCTATCATAAGAAATAGAGAACTTTCACAATTTGGATCTTTTCTTTATATTGATAATACAACTCAAAATATTGGAATTGCTACCAACAGTCTTCCATTTGTTGGAATAGGAACGGTAAATCCTACTTCTAAATTAACAGTTAATGGAGATGTAACTGCAAATTCTTTTTATGGAACTTTTTTAGGAACAGTTGAGGCATCTAATTATTCTTCTGTTTCTGGCGTTGCAACGAATGCAATTTCTGCAAATTATGCAATAATTTCTGGTTTATCTACACTAACTTCTGGTATTGTATCAACTTCAAATTTATATACTTCGGGAATTATTACCGCAAGTGCATTTTATTTAAATGAAACTCCATTAGTTGACCCGATACTTCAAACTTGGTTAGTTAGCACTGGTAGTTCAATTTATCGATTGAATGGAAATGTTGGAATAGGAACAAGTTTTCCATCTGAAAGATTATCAATAATTGGAAATGCTTCTGCAAGTCGTTTTATTTCTACGGTAACGACAGGAACATCTCCTTTTGTGGTATCTTCAAATACTGTTGTTACGAATTTAAATGCAGATTTCTTAAGAGGAAAAATATTAGGAGGAAATTCAGCAGGAGATATTGTTTCGACTGATGCATCTCAAACATTAACAAATAAAACTTTAACTTCTCCAACAATAAATTCTGCAACATTAACAACTCCAACAATTGGAGGTGGTGGTGCTAATTTTAGTGGTTCTACTTCAGGAACTACAAATTTACGCGCATCTGCAACTGCATCTGGTACTTTAACGTTACCTGCAGCAACTGATACTTTAGTAGCAAGAAATACGACAGATACTCTTACGAATAAAACAATTGCTGCTGGATTTAATACTATCAGTGGTCTTACAAATTCTAATTTATCTGGAACTGCTGGAATTACAAATGCAAATCTTGCAAACTCTACTATTTCTGGAGTTTCTCTTGGATCTAATTTAAATTCTTTAACAGTTGGTTCATATCTTAGTCTTGATAGCGGCACAACTTATAATGGATCTACTGCAAGAACAATAAATGTTAATGCAAGTTCTTTAAATGACGATCCTGCAAACTTCCCAATTGTTGCTCGTGATTCTTCTGGAGATTTTACTGCTGGAACTATAACTGCAACTAATTTCAATTCAACTTCTGACGAAACATTAAAAACAAATATTAAAACAGTTGAAAATTCATTAGAAACAATCAAATCTTTAAGAGGAGTTTCTTTTGATTGGAAAGAAAGTGGTAAATCTTCTTATGGCGTGATCGCACAAGAACTTGAAGCGGTTTTGCCCAATCTTGTAAATGAAGGACAAAATAAATCTGTAAACTACAATGGTTTAATTGGATTTTTAATTGAAGCAGTTAAAGAATTATCTTCCGAAGTAGAAGAACTCAAGAAAAAAGTTCAATAAATATAAGACTTATTTGTGATTGAATCATAAATAATTTGAAAATGGTTAGAAGCAAATGGCTGTCGCTGCAGTTAATATTGTTATAGAACAGGGAACAGATTATCAAGAAGTTTTTACTGTTAATAATCCAGATGGAAGTCCTTTAGATTTATCTGGGCATACTGGAACTGCAAAAATACGTAAGTTTCCAGATTCTCTTACGTCTACTCCTTTTACTGTCGGCATTGTTTCTGCAGCAGGTCAAGTTGTAGTATCACTTGCAAATACAACAACTGCAAATTTAAAAGCAGGTAGATATTATTATGATGTAATTGTAACTTCAACTGTCGGAAAAAAGAGTAAAGTCGTTGATGGTATGGTCCTCGTAAACCCTAGTGAGTCAATTTAATGCCTTCAGTATCAATTGGAAGTACTAGTTATAATGTAGTTACAAGTTCTTCTGGGGGATCTTCTGTAACAGTAGGTGCCGAAGGATATAATGTAACTGCTGGTTATACGCCTTCTCTTAAGTTAACAAGAGAAGCATATAGCCTCCAAGG